GCCCGAAGACCCTGCACCACCGCCAGCTACAGCGAGGAAGTTCAGACCAGTGCCGTCCCATGTGACCGCACCATAACTCGCCTGCAACATCTCGGAGAGCGAGAGGATGCCCGTGTTGGCGAGGGAGACGGAGCTTGCCACGCTAGTCAAAGCGTCACGACCCCGGATGCCACCCCAAAACATTTGAGTGAGTTGTTTGGCCGCTACGGGTGCGCCTTGTGGGAGTGCTTCAGTAGGCGGCGTGAACGTGCCGGTGTACCGGGCGACGCCTTTTGTAATACGGAAGTCCTCAATGCGCCCGTCCATGACGTAGCTAGTAGAGTAGTAGCCGCCAATTGCGATGTTTTCATAGCCGTTGGTCTGGAGGTTTGCGGCGTGGTTGCTATAGGTCTGCAGAGCGCTACCATCGACGTAGAAAACTAGATCGGTGCCGTCGAAAACGAGCGCAACGTGATACCAAGTATTCGTTGATATCGTCGTACCAATGTTACCGGTTTGTCCGCCGTCATAGTATACGATCCACTTCCCGCCTCCTATCGCCACGGCGAGGGTGTAGGCGTTGGTATCCGCCGACCCGTCTAGGATATTGCCGGAGGGGAGGATCTGAAACAGACCGTCGGCAGAGGAGCTGTCAAAGTACGCCCAGCATTCGACCGTAAAGGCTTCAGCGGCGCCTCCCGAAACTGCGCCGATGGCCGAAGGCAGCGCTACGTTGATGTAGCCGCTGTCTTGAAAGTCGATGTACTGCCCGTACTTGCCGCCCGAGTTGCCGGAGGTGAGGCCAGAGGCGCTGGGAGTGACCGTTGGTGAAGCGCTTGAAAGGTCCGTAGTGCTAGACCCATCCAGCAACAGCGTCACGTCATCCCAGTACTCGTCCCCTGCTACGGCTGTTCCTTCGTTAGTTTCAGGACCCGCCTCGTCGAGGCTCAGGATGCCGACGTTGGAGGTCGTGCGGTCGGCGGTTGTTACCGAACCGGGCGTCAGGTCATACTCAATTTTGCTGACCCAGTATTCCGTTCCGGCGTGATAAACCTCGTGGGTGGAGTAGAAGAAGGTGCCGATTTCTGGCACGTACTGACCGCCGGTGCTGATGTTGTACGTCTTGCTGTCGTTTGTTCTCTCGGCAGTCACCGAGGAGAAGTCATACGGGCTAGACGTCGTGAACGTCTTGATATTGGTGTTACCTTGGGGTAGCCCGATGAACTTAGTCCCGGTGCTGTCAGCCGCGTACACAAAAAGGGCGTTGTCGAGGACGGAAGAGAGGTCGTACTTCGTCACATAGGTGCTCGTGGTGAGATCGTATGCCGTGCTCAGGTTCCACTCGTACATGTACTCATCGTGACCTGCGGAGCCATTCGAGTTGAACCAGAAACACTTCGTTCCGTCCGCGTTGAAGATCGGAGCGCCCCAGCTAGCGAAGTTTCCGCCGTAGCCAGTCGGTGCCGCCATACCATCGGACTGTTCTGTCCCTGCGGTAGTCAGGTCGTAGGCGGTGGAGCAGTCGTGATAGAAGAAGTCGAGGTACTGGTTAGTGGCCTGCTTCATGGCGTACACCCGCGTACCGTCGTGGCTCCAGAACCAGTTCTGAGAGGAGTTGTAGGTGTAAGACCAGTTAATGTTCGTCGAGGAACCAGCCGTAGTAAGGTCGTATGCCGTCGATAGGGTCATCTCCCGGATCTGGCTATTGTAAGTCCCCGTGTCATAGTAAAGCAGGTAAACCTTCGTGCCGTCTCCGTTAAACAGGAAGGAGCGTAGCTGTCCCCCGGCGTCGTAAAGGTTGGTCGTCTCTGTGTATGCGGTTGTCACGTCTACTGTCGCAGGGATTGTGCCTACCACGTCCGTAAACGACCCGCCACGCACTGGGTTTGCCCCGATTAGTTTTCCTAGAGACCTTTTACTGAAAGGCATGATTAGCCCCCTTAAGAGATGTCTTCGTAGGATACAGTCATATCAACATAGCTGATTGCCGTAGAATTGGCGTGAAGCTCATCACCCTCCATAAGGTAAATCGGCTTGTTCAGCACGTCTAGTGTGGCACCAGCAGGGATGCTAAGGCCCTTAACGATAAAAGTATCATCATCAGATGATCCAGAGTCTCGGATGATCTTTACATCTACAGTAACAGCCGCCGTGTGTATGTTGCAACAGAGAATGCTGTTTACTTTATACACGTCCCCCGTGGGGACAGCAGATACTACCGCAGCTAGACTAGCTGGGAGAGCTTTAGTTACTGTAGTACCAAAAATCTGTGCTACAGAAACAACATTAGGGTTTGCCATTTAATTAACCTCCAAATACGATGGCCATTGCGATGGCCTTACCAGTTGTGACACCAGCGTTGGCATCTACATAGTCTTTAACCGCTGCCGATGTCGGAACGGTAGTGTCATTATCATTAGAAGCGATAGTGTCCGTAGCGTCCACTATTGCCGAAGCCGCAAAGTCTGCCACAACAAGGTCGGGAAGACTTCCAGAAGGGAGAGTTCCTGTAGTATCAGTGCTAAGGTCTACTGCGCCAGCAGCAATAGTTGCTGTGATAGTAGCGTCAGCAGAGCCATCAAAACTAACAGAACCACTTAAGTCACCACCGAGGGAAATAGTACGACCAGTAGCTAGTGCTGTTGCAGTGTCGGCATTCCCAGTTACGTTACCCTCAAGGTTTGCTACAAGGGTCCCAGTAGAAATGGTCAGGTTGCCAGTTGAGGCTCCGGTGCTGGTAGTCGTACCTACCGTGAACTTGTCTACTGACTCGTCCCAACCAATGAAGGCATTGTCGCCAGTGCTACCACGCTCAATAATCAGGCCAGCATCGTTTGACGCACTGCTGGTGCCGTTAGAAAGCTCGATAAGGCTGTCTGAGACTACGAGGTTGTTAGTGTCAACAGTAGTTGTAGTGCCTTGGACAGTGAGATTTCCGCTAACCGTAAGGTCAGTAAATTGAGGGCTGTCTCCGGTGCCTACAGCCTGCCCGATAGAAAACTGGCCATTGCTGTGAGTTACGCCGGTGCCGCCGCTAAGGTGTTGCACAACACTGGACGAGGTAATGTTAGCATCAGGAACATTAGTCCAAGTTACAGCAGAGCTAAGGTCGTTAGTCTCAGTGTAGCCTGTGATAAAGCCAGAGTCATTTGTAAGGTCGCTGGTCGCTGTTGGTATATCGAAATAACCAAGAGTAGCTGTGCTGCCAGACAGGCTGTTTAGCTTAATGCCTTGGCCAGCAGTACCCTGAGAATTAGGAACCTTCCAAGTGTAAGCTCCACCGAAGCCAGTGTGTGCAGGCCCTTCAAGAGTAAACAAATGACTATCAGCATTAGAGTCTTCACACTGGAGACTAAGTTGACCAGAAGTGCTGCTGACAGGACGAACAACAATCTGCCCAATCGAAGATGTAGTGTCAATACCAATCTTAGTACGAAGGTCTGTGAGATCAGCCGTAAGTGTTACAGTCTGGTTGCCTGACTGATCGAGAGTAAAGCCCCCGTTAGATACCGTGATACCGTTAGAGCTACCACCAGAAATCGTGATAGCAGCGTTGTTAGGCACAGTGTCCGTATTGTCACTGGCAGGAAGCGTCAGAGTGGTTGTAGTTGTTCCAGTAATATGCCCTTCAGAGTCATATGTTACCGAAGGAACATTAAAGGCCCCCCCGTAAGAAAGTGTTCTGGAAGCACCTCCTTCATTAACCGTATCAGCAGTCACAGAGTTGGTGTGGTCAAAGGTTGTGCCGTTAAGCGTCAGACCCGTGCCACCTGTATAGGTAGTGTCAGTGTTATCACTTGCCGGGAGCGTCAGAGCAGTGGTTGTCGTAGAAGTAACGTGGCCCTGATCGTTGTACGTTACCGAAGGTACATTGAACGTATCACCATAAGAAAGTGTTCTAGCAACACCCCCCTCACTTACTGTACCAGCAGTGGCATGGTCAGCGTGAGTAATGGTGATAGTTTCGTTAGTCCCTTGGTTTGTAGTAAAATCGCCTGCCGTTGTTACAAGCCCGGTGCCGCCCTCAATCGTGATTGTAGAGTCGTTAGCTACTGCGCCAGTGCCATCGACATAATCCTTAACAGCAGCAGTTGTAGGAATGCTGGTGTCATTATCACTGCTGTTTAAGCCTTCAGACTCAGTTACAATAGCGGCAGCAGCAAAGTCGGACACTGCAAGATCAGGAAGTTGAGCAGAAGCAAGAGTGCCAGTGCTAATGTTAGAGGCATTCAGATAGTAAGCGCTATCGTTGCCATCTAAAGTGTCTGCGTCTACATTCAGAGCATCAACAAATGCCTTGTCTACAATGCTACTGACTTCAGTATTCAGAGAGCTAGTGATAGCCTGATTGCTGGCATTGCCAATGAAGATGTCGCCATCATCAAGGTTGGGCGTAGCGTTAGAGCGACCGGGACCACTAACAATAAACTCGCCATTAGAGATTGCATTTGCAACCTTACCAAGGTTCTGAATTTTAGAGGTCTCACCAGTTGGAGGAGTATTAGTCAACCCACCAAAAGTCGTGCCGCCGGGAGTAGTGTCTACATATAGAACGTCGCCTTGAGAAAACCCGCTAAGGTCAATTCCCGTGACAAGTCCGATAGCTGTTACAGTGCCATCAGTGTTGTCTGCAATAGAAGAGCTTGTAAGGCCGATTGCTGGCATCTTATTAGCATCATCAGCATCAGCAGGGGCAATCAGCACCTTTTGACCGTTATGACCTGCGATATAAACCGGGACGCCTTTAGCAATCGTGCTGCCGGTTGCGTTACGCACCTCAAGAGTGACTGCTGTACTCTGGCTTACACTGCTGGGGCTGGTATAGTTAAACTCTCCAGTGGACGTGTTGTAGCTGAGTTCTGCTGCATCGCTAGTCGTAAGGCTAATTGCACCTCTAGCACGGGCGTCAGTAAAGTAGAAGTTAGTGGCAGACGTAGAGTCAGTCAGATCATCTGTATTAACAAGATCAACAGTGTTAATCTTGGCGTCCAGAGCCGCCTGAAGACCGTCTACATTGCTGATAATATGGTCGTGGCTGTCGTCTGCTACAGTGGCAGTAATCGTAACATCTGCTGTGCCATCAAAAGACGTAGAGCCTGAGACATCCCCACCAAGGGAAATAGTGCGAGCCGTAGCAAGTTGAGTGGCTTGGTCGGCAGAGGATACAGCGTCGTTAATCTGAACATAAGCAGAGCCAGACCAGCGGTAGATGTCGCCGGTAGCAAGGTCTACATAAATCTTACCAGTCTCGCCAGTGCCGGGGAAGCTAGCATAGTTGGTGTACTCTTCAACATCATCTACATAGCTAGGAAGCTGGCTAGTGGGAACCAGACCGCTGCTATCCAGAGAAGCTACGCCACTTGCAGCACCCTTCTGTGACGTGGGAATGTAGGTGCCAAGGTCACTAATCTGACTCTCAGTGATGCTCAGAGCGGCTTGGTGCTGAGTGACAGAGCTTTCGGTGATGTTGGCGTCAGGCACGTTGGCCCAAGTTACAGCAGAGCTAAGGTCGTTAGTCTCAGCAGTAAGGTAAGTACCCAGATCAGAGATTTGACTCTCAGTGATGGACAGAGCCGCTTGATGTGCGGTTACGTCGCCTTGGGTTACGGTGTAGTCGGTGATGTAACCAGCGCCGTTAGTAAGCTGATTGTTGTTTGTGGGGATGTCGGTGGTCTTAGCAAGAGTGCCAGTGCCAGACGGGATTGTGTGTGTATTAAGAGAGGTAGCAGTGATACCACCTACAGAAATGTTGTTAGTGGTGGTGTTGCCATTAGTTGTAGCATCATCAAGGGTGACAGTGGGTACGTCTGTAGTCAGTGCAAGAGTGCCAGACCCACTAGGAATAGTATGGGTGTTCAGTGATGTAGCCGTAACACCACCTACAGAAATGTTGTTGCTAGTGGTGTTGCCTCGACCAGTTACACTATCAAGAGTATCAACCTCAACAGCGGTGATAGTGGCAAAGCTAAAGGTGCCGTCGCCATCCGCCTTGAGTGCTTGACCAGCAGTAGATGCAGTGTCTACATCCGTAAGGCCAGCAAGGGTAGTGGAGCCATCTGCACCAGCAGGACCAGTATCGCCCTGTGGTCCTTGAGCGCCAGTAGCCCCGGTAGCTCCGGTAGCTCCCTGCGGTCCCTGTGGGCCGATTTCACCTTGCGGGCCTTGGTCGCCCTTAGCAAGTATGGATACCTGTGAGTTGGTATCGGTGATTATTAGTTCATATTTAGCCATCGTTACCTCGTCACGTCTCGAACAATATCTATGTTGAATGTCTCAGAAGAGGTGGTATCGCCATCTGCTTCTACAAACTGGACATCACAAACAGCCACTCGTAGTGGCCATTCAGAAGTCTCAGTTGCCGTAGCAGTGATTGTAAACACACCAGTCGTCGGGCTGGTTTTAGTGATTGTCAGGCTTCCATTGAAGTTGCTATCAGTAATTAGGGTGTCGGTAGAATCCCTAAGCTGACTTGTGATTGTAAAACTTGTGATGTCAATAGCAGTGTCATCCTCTACTAACTTGCACTCAAGCTCCAGAGAGTCACCTCTTTTATGGGTAATAGTCGCCATTATATAACCTCTACAGCGTCAAATGAAATGCCGTATGCGCTAGAGTTGTTGATTGACCAAGAACTGATGTTCGCTGCCAGCCGGAACTGCCCCTTCGCATTGCTGACTACAACAGTCTCATTATTGGCAACAACCCTTCGGACGCTAGGCCAGATGTCAATGGTAGCCTGACCACCGCCGTCAGAGTCTACATCAGCCAGAACTTTGTGCAGAGTGGAAGTGCTGCCAGAACCAAGCTGGATATAGTCACCAGCCTTGAGGTAGCCCGTAGCCGATGTTGGCAGGCCGTCAATAGTGATTTCAGAATCCCCGATAGAAAGTGCTCCATCAACCTCTGGCGTACCCGGTGCAGTGGCAGCAGAACCACGAGGAGTGGCCATATTGGGGTCCCCTAGTAAGAAAGTGCCTCGTCGGCCTTGCAGAGAAAGCAGAAAAGCAATCCAAGGCTCTGCCAAGTCTCGGCGTACCGGAGGAATAGTAACAGAAGCCTCCCAACGCTGACCGCTATGGACTACGGTTTGTTGCACAAAGGTAAAGGGAGACTCACTAACAGCTACTACATTGTTGGCACGAAGCTCGATTTGCTCAATGCCAATAGCTGTAGGAATAGAAAGGGGGTAGGCGATAGCCATTAGCTAAAGACCCTCCGCATCTGACCGCCTCGCTGGCGGGAGTTTACAATCTGAGCCTCAGTCATCTTAGCAATGCCCGGTGCAGCCTCAGCGATAATCCGCTTAACAGACTCATCACCGTTAGCAGCGAAGTTGAAACTCTGATTAACTGTTACGTTGCCACCGCCCTCTACGCCTAGCTTACCGCCTGCGCCTCGCTTCAGTGGCAGGATAGCCTCTGGACCAGCTTCTCCCATGAGGCCAGTGCGACCACCAGACATGCCAAACATCGTCGGAGAATTGACGATACCGCCATTAGCAAACTTATAGCTGCCCCTGACAGAGCCTCCAGCAGGCACACCGGGAAGAGGCTTGGGACCGGCCAGAGCTTGAGTAGCTGCGCCAAACACACTTGACCCCATGCCCGGAAGAAGGGCATTAGTAAGAGCTTGCAAGAGGGGTTGGTAAATCAACAGGTCTAGGATTTGCCTAATGATTTGCTCTGCCATGTCGCCGAAGGCCTGACCAACAGTCTTAGTTCCGTCAGCAACTTCTCGGAAGGCATCGATCATTGTGCCTGCAAACTCTCCTGAGACTTGCAGTCTGATCTGGTCCAACTTCTTGCCGTATTCTGTTAGTGCATCTCCGGCATCGTCCAGTTGTTCTGTGCCGGTAGTGGCCTTCTTAGCTGCCATCCCTGTCAGATCAGCGGTGTACTGCTCAAGCTGTTGTTGCCTAGTCACCGATGTAGATAAAGCCGTTCCGGGGGAAACCTCACCGGCGTTCTCAAGCTGAATAAGAAGCTCTCTTTCTTTAGCAATCCGCATCTCCATAGAAGCCACCTGACCGGCAACTCCACGGTCCATGCCCTCTTGCATCAGCTTTGCTTGCCTAGCGGTCCTCTCGAAAGTCTGCTCAATAGACTCTGCCAGAGAGGCACGTTCTCTTTCTACGGCAAGAAGTTTCTCATCGTAATCAAGGATTCTTCCTAGCTCTTCAGACTGATTTTCTAGCTCATCTGTAGTGTCTTCTACTACAGGCACAATAGAGTCAAGAGTCTGCGCAAACTCTTTCCCCAAAGCCTCAAGACTATCCATAGCATTTTCTGATAATTTAATGCCGGGGGCAAAGCCCTCCCCCATAAGCTCTGTGATAATTGCAATAGCATCACGAAGCTCTTGCGCATTTGACGGGTCAACCTCCGAAAGAGACTGAATCTGGTCTTTAATAGCTTGAAGATTAGCTTGAAGCTCGTCTTGCCCATAAGCAAAACCTGCTCTGTTAAGGTCTCTTTGTAGCTTAGAGAACCGACCTGTCATTTTATCAACGCTTAAGTTTACATCTTCAATAGCTTGAGATAACGTCTTCTTGAGCAAAACATCTGCAAATTTTTTAACCTCTGGCCCAAGTTCAGACCTAAACCCCTCCCCTACTTTTTGAAACTGATCTCGAAAGCTAAGAAGAGACGCTTCCGCATCTTCAACAGCCTCTGTTAAAGACTTAAAGAACCCTGATCCATCTAACAACGCTCTAGCAAGGCTTGACCCAATAACAAGGGCTACCCCAGTTACCGCACCCGCAACTCCCGGTAGCAAGCCAGCTAACTGAGCACCCTGCTGTGAGAAAGCGACGAGAACATTTTGTCCAGACTGAACCTGAACTGCGAAGTCACCAAACTGATAACCAGCGTTCTGAATGGTAGCATTCATGCGGTTAGTGTTCTTACGAACACCAGACATAGAAGCTGTCACTCGGTTAATCTGAGTGTCGGTGTAGCCGTAAGCCTTACCCAGCTTTTGAATGTCGGCAATGGCTTCTTTGTTAGTCTTAAGGCCAAGACGCATTGCGTCATTGACTGCTCTTACTGTTTTGGCAAAGGCCTGTTCCTTTGCAATAAGAGGCTTCATTTGCTTGTCTAAAGCCGTGTAGGTGCTCTTCAGGGCCTTGGTATCGGCATTAGCCCTTTTAACATCACTACTGTCAATGACGATCTTAACGTCAGCCATTCATAACCCTCATGTAAACTAAGTCTAGCCTCTTAATTGCTTCTACATCCCTAGAAGTGAGAGGCGTATGAGTTAGTTCCTTCCATGCTTTAATTTCTTCGTAGGTAATCGGGTTGGGGGCGCTAAAGCCCATTGTTCTACTGACTGACAACGAAAGAAAGGCAGACCAGAGATACTCTAGGGAAATAGGGAAGTCGGGGCCTTCTAATTCCTTTGGAGTACGTCCTGTCTGCCTTTCTACTTGTTCTAAATGATCTAGTTTTGTTGCGCCGTCTTGACTTTTGTTGAGGTCGAAAGTCCACTCTGCGAACTCAACCAAATCGTCAATTAGGCCTGCGTAAAATCCAGAGTTTCGTTAATCGCCTCTTCAAGCTGGTCTTTGATCCAGAAATACTCTGAGTAGATTTCTCGGGCCTTCGGTACAGTTAGCTTGGGGCTTTCACCGTCATAAGTGATGTCCCACTCCTTTGTAGCCTTAGCCAGAATGTCGATAGACGACTTCTCTAGGTCAGCAGCAGAGACTTGCACCTTCTTGCTCTTTTGCATCTGAGCCAGTCGCTTGTCGGTCTGCTCATGCACCAGCTTCTTGTACTCCTTGGAGTGTGGTGCATACAGAGTAATACTCATTTCATTGTCTGAGCCTTCGTTCATCAGAGGCTCAAGAGTGTTTGGATGTACCAGAATAACTTCGATAGTGTCCGAAGCTGGGGTAAGGTTCTTCAAATCCATTGTCGGGTTCCTTTATGGGCGGGTGGGAAAATGAACGAGAGAGGGAGCCACCCGACAAGCTCACCTCTCTCCCCTCGGCCAAGGGATTCTTATGCCGTAGTGATCTTCAGGTTGGTCAGTTCGGTATCGTCGTACAGAGCCACAAACGGCAGGGTTACTACACGGGAGGTTGGGCCATCAACCGGAATGTCTGCTGCGTTGAACTTCACCCGTGGGAAAAGGAAGGTCATGGTGTTAGCAGACGGATCAGCTACGGATACTTCGATGGCGCTCTCAGTCTCATTCAGGAAGCGGTTGACCAGAGACAGGTCCTCAAAGTATGCAGTGATGGTGCCTTCGATCTCTGCTCGACCAAACTCAAGAGCGGGAGCGGAGTCATCACCTACAACAAAGGTAGGAGCGAAGGAGTTAGTGACAGTGAAGTCTACACTGGTCACGATGGAAAGTGCTGATGCTGCGCCGGTGCCATCTACATCAGCAACCTTCAGATCGCCGGAGTAGGCGTCAAACGGCTCGCCAACACCAGCAGCAGATACAGTCTTCTCTGTAGCAGAGATGGTCATATCTTTACCGACCATACCGAAGGTGGCAGTCACCATCTGGTTAGGAGCCATAGAGATACCCATAGTCGATACTGCACAGCCAGTAAACAGACGTGCTTGGTCGATGTCAGCGGCGTAGTCTTCAAGAGTCAGAAACTTAGGGGTGGTGCCTACTTTGATGACGCCGGTGCTGAACGTGGACAGCATGGCCGACTCAATCAGGTCGTCGTATGCAGTGTCTCGCAGATCAACAGTGATGTCGCCAGCTACAGAGCGGTTGCCGTGACGGTCAACCCGTGGCATGCGGTCAGGCTGGATTTCATTGCCAGCTACTCGCTCCTTTGACAGGTTCAACGAGTGAGTGTTGTATGGGAGATTAGTATAAGAGCTAGCCGCCGTGCCGAAAGTGCTTTCAACACCGAAAGCCAAACGAGAACGAGAACCTTGTGCGAAAGCCATCTGCTTCCTCCTTAGTTATAGATATAGAAACCGATGTTTACCGGCACAAAATAAAATGGAGTGTCTAATCCGCCACTTTCTCGTTCGGCATAGTCGATAGACACGATTATGTTCTCACCATCACTGTTGATGAAAGAAGCATCTGTAGTTGCCTCAAAGGCCTCTAAAACCTTGTCGGCCAATTCGTCAGCAGCCCCGGGGCCAGTGTTTTCTGGGGCATAACAAACCACGGTAAATATGCCATCATACCTCTGTTGCGGACTTAGCCCTCGTACAGCAGGCCTGCGAGAGCGGGGGACAAAGAATGTCTCTACATAAGAAGTTCCGGGCTTCCTCTCATAGCTAAAGTTCTCGTAAGAAATAGCTGGAAGACCGGACACAGCTTTTAGTTTAGTCTCTAGGGCTGCTCGGATGTCTCTATAGATACTAGCCATGCTGCCTCACAACTTTGTCAATAATTTGATACTTAGTCTCAACGGACTTAGCATGGGGCGCACGATTGATAAAGTAGTAGTTATCTACTTGAAGGCTAATACCCTCTCGCTCTGCTCCGCCGGGGCTGGTCGCCTCGACCGTTGACCTGATGTCGTTTACCAAGTTGTTGAGCGCCTTGCCTCGTTCAGAACCGGGATTTTGACCCGTGGGCTTGTTCGCAGAGGACTTTCTCCTACCGCCACCAAGGTTATCCTTGAAGCTCCAAGAGTTTACAAAAGCGCCTGTGTCTACAGGAGAAGCCAACACCGTAGTTGTAGCCACTGCTACCATCTTGCGTTCAACAGCATCTTCAGCCATCTCGTCAATAGCATCGAGCTTACGCTTCAAAGTGGGAGAAACCTTGATACCCATTATTCACTAATCTCACAAAGGTAACAGACGGGCTGACCCTTACTACGAATGGTCTTAACAGCAACTATATTAACTGTCTCGTCATATCCCTTAATCTGGTCTTCATCGTCTGGGACGACCGAAAGACCTTTGGCGGGAATAACACAGGCCCGACTGCCCTTCCTAGTCTGATTAGAGTCAAATACGCCCTCTGCTAGGTTATAGAAGTAACCTGTAAAAGGATAGTCCTTAGTCTCACTCCCAGACACAGAGCCAGAAGAGGTATCATAGGAACCTGTCTTGGCGACCTTGCGGAGGGTAAGCTGTTCGCCAAAGTCTTTGACCAAGAACAGCAGATCACTAGGACTTAAAGACATAGACTATCCCTCACTCGTATTCCGAAGAGCCGTCATAATTAGGCGGGTTGCGGAAACGATCTCTGCGGAAAGACGGCGTAACTCGGTCTGTGTCTTGTCTTACCACAGCGATAGCTGCTTCGCTGATACCACCGGCTTTAACGCCGAGGCCGGATTGCTTCTTTGCCTCAGCCTCAAGGGTATCCGCAAGAGAAATATAATGGGTGTGAATATCAGAGTAGTCAGCGCTAATAGCACCATCGAGGTCAGTATTAACACGACGAGCATACTTAGCTGCAATAGCTCTACAAATATAAGCAGCGGCATAGTGAACACTGTCAGAAGACTGAGAAAGAGCGAAAGTAACTTCTTCATCTGTAGCCTGTTGCTCAAGGGAGTCAGTATCACCTACGAGGAAACGAACTACGTTTCTTCGGCCAGAGGCAGTAGAAGTAGAAAGATCGTCAGGATCGTAGGTAAAATCTGACATTATGCTTGCTCCCAATCAGCCCAAGGGCTGTTACGCCATGTACGAATATGACCACGTTGTTTCTTCGTGATCGTAGAAGCCTTACACTTCTTGTTCTGATACTCACGGTCAGTCTTCGTATTGAGCTTGACCTTAGCGTTAATGTTGTCTACGATAACCTTAAGCTCGTCGGGACCAAGTTCATCGAGACCGTCTCCAACAACCTTCTTCTGGTTGTTTTCAGTCGGGGCCTCCTGCATGAGAAAGCCCCGATTGAATAAAGACATAACGTCTCGCCAAGGGATGCCTCGCTGTTCCCAGTCAAAGACATCCCCTCGCTTCCATTCGGTTCCATACCCCTTAAACTCTTGTCTAACGAGTTGGACCCAGCTAAGTTGAAAAGGAAGAAGAGAGTAGTCGGGTGTCATACTCTAGCTTCCTTAGTCGGCAGCTACGATGTTCTCGAAGAAGTAGCCCAAGTCAGCGCCAACCATCTTCATATCGTAGGACATCTTCACCTGAATCATCTCTGCAATCTGCTGACGCTTCAGTGCGTCGTCAGAGAAGGACTCAACGGTGATGCCGAGGTTGTTAGCACCCGGAATGCTGTTCCATGCGAAAGTCAGACCAGACGCAGGGGTCATAAGACCAGCATTACCCGGAGTGTAGCAAAGCATAGCGTGGCGACCGCCGATAAAGCTATTCACCTCAGCAGCACCTTCAGTGGTGTCGTTCTGGACAGCTTCCATGACGTAGTAGTTTTCTACTTCAAAGATTTCTGCCAGCTTCGCCTTGGTAACCAGAGCGGTATTGGTGACAGTAGCACCACCGTTCAAGCGAGCAAGGATGTCAGAGTTGCTAACGAGAGAGTCGTGTACCTTACGGCCAACTACCAGAGTGTTCGGACGGAAGCCGCCAGACTGGAGCTGGATGGTACGAGACGCATCGGTGATGTTCTTAATAGGGGTAGAGTTAGCCTCATCCCATTCGGTGATGGTACGACCAGACAGAAGGTCTTGGCTCGTCCATACGCCAGCAGCAAAGAACGTCTCAGCGAACTGCTTCTCACGGTGGATCATCAGACGCATAGCCAGAGTCTGCGCACCGGCGGAACGGATGTCCAGAGCAGCATCTTCGTTAGCGAGGGTCTGCTCATCGAAGTCCATACCGAGGCCGTACACGTCAGCAAAGTAGCTGTCGTTAGATACGGTCATACCGATACGCTCTACTTCAGTGCGAGGTGCCAGCTTCTTAACGTCGCCGGTACGGTTCATGTTCGCACGATCGTACTGGTAGTATTTGTCAGACTGCTTGTCTACACCTACAATAGGGAAGACTTTATCTGCGATGAAGTTTTCCTGAGACTGAGCATAAGCAGTCGTCAGGTTGGTGAGCGGCTGATCAATATGCACACTCGATGGGGTCAGCAAAGGCATTAGTTTTCTCCTATTCCCTCAGTTACGCCGACTGGTTGGCTACTGGCTTGAGCAGAACACGAATGATTTCATTCGCACCCGAAGCTGCGTCCAGTGCTACGCCAACTTGGTAGTCGCCAGTGGTAAAAGCATCGGTAGCGTAGCCATTGGCATCAGAACCAACCAATGCACCTTTAGCTACTGCTTCACCAGCCTGCACCATAGCAATGCCGTCAATCTGGACGGAAAGGTTGGTGGTGGCTGGGGTAGCCGAAGGATCAACGGAGGTGAGGGCAACACCGATTGCCAGTTCACCGTCGCCTGCCTGAGCGGCACCCGTAGAGGTCATTTTTACGAACTCGAATTGATTGACAGCACTTGCTGCCTCTACAGAAATGTTGTTAAAGCGGCCTGCATTCGTCGCCATCTTTACTCTCCTTTATAGAGCTTAGTGATAAGTGCCTTGCCTTCGTCGGTCTTAGCTACAGCAGCATATGCCTTAGCATGGTCCTTCTTAGCAAGGTTGTTCTCGTCCATGTAGGACTTAACAAGAGCATCGAGCTTATCGCTGGAAGAAAGCATATCTGCTTCTACCGACGCTTCACCGATCTCAGACATCGAAGCACCCATTGCTGCGTCAGCAGCCTTGAGGGCCTCTACGATTGCGTCGTCTTTAGCTACATGAGCCAAGAGGGAGGCCGCAATTTCGTTATCGAAGTTAGGCAGGATTTCGTCAGCTTGCTTACGGAGTTCAACCATACGCTTTTCAATCGCTGCTTCTTCGAGGGCTTTCAGGACTGGAGCCGGGATGTCCGACTTAGCTACCTTCTCGCCTTCGACTTCGAGGTATTCTGGTTCTTCGGCTTTGGTTACTTCTTCTTCAGTAACAGCAAACCCATTGTCTTCAAGTGCCTTGGAGAGGCGGGAGACTTCAGCTTTGAGAGCATCAACCTCAGCCAGAAACAGGGCTTCCTGATCTACTTCGGTTTCTTCAGCTTCATCAGCCTTACCAAGACGAGCCATAAGCTCTTCTTTTTCTTTAGCGGACATCTTGTCGAGTTCTTCCTTAGCCTTCTTCATGGCTTCGTCTTCACCCATACCTTTGTCCATGTAGTACATCTTACGCTCATCGAGGTAAGAGTCGTACCCTTTTTCCATGTCTTCCATGCTTTCGTCCCTTTTAATAAGACAGATTGTAGCGGCTTGGTTTGCTGGACGGTCTACCAACGACAGTTCGTCCAACTCCAAGTCGAGCAAGATGTTAGTCATTGACTTCCTTCCGTTTAGCTTTGCCGCCGATAGAAAAGGCCGTAAGTTGGCCAGATTTTACCAGAGACCAGACCTCATCATCGAATACCTTCAATGCTACGATCCAACCTTCACGGCTACTGGAAACGCCCAAGGCTTCACCAATCTCATTAGTGAGCGGCATCGAGTGGACCACTTGGCCTACTTGATCCCCCTTGTGCATCATCTTACCAACACGAATATGTTCCATGAATTTATTCACGGCCTTTACCATAGTGTCGGCTTCAATAACATCACCTTGACGGTCTACCAGAGGTGTACCATCTTCAGTGATGACCGAGGCCCAACCATAAACCAGACGTTGCTCGTCATCTGTCTTTAGGATTTGACCCTCAAGGTTCGCTTGTTCTTCTTCGGGCTCGTTCTTTGCGAGCATTTCGCTCACAGAAACACCCGGTTCCCACATTTTACAGGACCAGTATCCCGGTGTGGTCTTATCTGTCTTACCAGCACAGTTGTGTCTAGCTCGGAAGTTGGCCCTAGCTTTAGGGTCATCCCGACGAATTTCCATAGTAGGGCTACCAAAGGTAACCTTCTTCACCTTGTCGCCTGACTTTACATACACACCAAACTTTTTGGTGGACCCAGCAGGCAAACGGAAGGGCTTGTCCAGAGTTACCTTCTTACCACGGTACTCAGCTTTGCTCACAGACTTCTCCGGCAGTAGGTCCTTGTCATGCGTAGCGGACTTCTGGCCAGCGGCAATCTTTAGGAAGCTGTTTACTCGGGCCATTGCCCATTGTTCCTTGGACGTGACGTTAGGCCTCACAGAGCCGGGGTTGGTCTTGTAAGCACCGATACCACGGTCATATACAGCACGAAGGGTCTTAGCCGAGATGCGGCCCTTAGAAGCTCCATGCTTTGCATTCCAGTTCTTGGCTTTCTCAGCCAGAGTGGAGGTCTTTACCTTCTCTACAGCAGACCACGCAGCCTGAAAGGCACGTTGTTCAGAGCCGGTGTCCTCCATAACGGAGTTGAACACTTGCCGGAACTTGCCCTGCTTCTCTTCTGGTACAGTCTGACGGACTGCCTTTGGGAGGTCTGCGTTACTGCTGTAGGGCATCACTTACGTCCTTTGAAGAAGGCTTCATAGATTTGGTTACGGGTAAGTCCGATGTCAGCAAGCTCTCGATCAGTCATACTCTTGAGGTGCTGAAGCTCTCGGGCCTCTTTAGCTCGACGGCTCATTCGTTGGTACAGTTCGCCGGGAAGTCGCATCAGGTTCATAACTAAGCTCCGCAATGTCCATAAGGTCTTGAATAACTTCGGGGTGGTCAGACACGTTGATGTCTGCACCATTAAGGTTGCGCAGGAAGGCTGCGATCTCTCGGAGATCATGCGGAGCTACATCACCTGCTTCGATGTAGGGCATAGTATCGTAGGAAAGCCCGTTGAGTTGCCAGAGTCGCTCAATAAGCTGCTTGTTGAGTACGTCTGTGATAGCACCAATGTAGCTTTCCAATGCTCTAAGAAATAGGTCGGTCTTAGACTTAGATAGCGCATACGAGCCACCGGCGCTGTGTGCGCCGAGTAGAAGAAACTCAGACAGTACACTACGAGCAATGTCGTGCTGATAGCGGCTAACAATCGGGTCGATGTCAATGTTGCGTGTCCCGCTGGACGACATAAGTTCAATATCTACAAGACGGACGTTAGTTGGGCTACCGTCTTTGTCAGGGTAGGTATCACTCGGGGTGATGATGTAACCCTGCTCGTTGAACTTTACATCTCGCAGGATACCCTCTAGGTTGGCCCTAAAGGCCGTCTGAGCTGAGGAAGCCTCTGAAGAGAGGTATTCCGAGGGAATACGGGCTACAGGGATACCAGCAAGCTCACGCTCTACTGCAATGGCCTCAATAGCCTGAAGGTTGTTCAGATACTCATAAGAAGTGTAAGCATTGCGAAGAATGCTACGACCAGAAGGGTCCCCATTGATGCTTGTGGTCTTGTAGTATAAAGACTTGTTAGCAGGGATATAATGGCTTTTGCCAAACTGAGAGCCTTCCTGATAGAGGCCCAGTACATCACCGGACTTCTGGTCTACATCAAACTTAGATACCGTCCAAGGCGCTCTGATAGCCAGCTTGCGAATGCCGATGCGACCGTCAGTGTGCTTGGAGTAGCGCTTGTAGTCTCGGAAGTTGGGACCACCACGACGCTTGTAGACTACCTCGAACCAAGCAAAGCCATACGACAAAGAAGAAAGAGCCTCTGCGATATGGTCTTCCAGAGTGTGGTCCATGTCCGTCAGGACCGTCTCGACAAACTCTTTCTCTGCTTTAGCCTCTGCCGAGTCGTTAGCTGCGACTACCTTCAGCTTTACGTCTCGGAGTACCTGCTCAGTGGCGTACATAACTGCACCAATGGTGCTGTCGTTGTCCCGCATCTCACGATACTTGCGGATAGCCTTCTTGCCACGAAGCTCTGGAAGGAACTCGTCCGCTCGGATTTGGCCGTTGTGAGTGTTATCACCGGCTACACCGAGAATCTTCTTGGCTTCTGTTTCCGAGAGCTTCTTGGGCAATGTTCTGGTATCCTGTCGCTGTAAGCGTCTAATCAGAGAGCTGACTTGGACTACCGTAGTCCTTTCGCAGAGCTATACGCCAGCTTTAATTGGGGCTTGGCATAGCCCTGTAGAGATAGGTCCGTAATAGCCCATACAAGGGCGTCTAATCTGTCTGGTGAGCCTACAGAGCCTAGTGGCTCCCAAGTGACCATCTGGTCTTCTAGGTCGTTGAGACCCTTTACATGCTTCACCTTAGCTTGTTCATACAGGGCGGAGACAGGCTCTGCTCGGGCCATCTTGCCACGACTAGCATGGACTAGCTTGACAGGCACCGTCTCAGACTCTGTGTGCAGAGTATGGCGAACCATATCCCCGCCCTGATTACGTTCGGCGACAATGCGGTCAGCTTGATACTCTTCAAAGAGTGACACTGCCCTTGCAGCCCATTGCTGAGGCGTGTAGCGACCTGTGCAGTCTGCCAGAACGTAAGCGATACCATTAACGTCAACCCCTGCTACAACAATACCAGTCATGTCTGACTCGGAGTTGCTGGTGATTGCAGGGTCGATAGAGACAACAATCCTGTTCAAATCAGGAACGCTGTCTTTCTCTATCTCACACTCGGCTAACAGAGAACGGCTCCACAAGGCTCCAGAGGCCTCATCCAGTATCTCTGCGTATAGCTCCTGTCGGCCTAGCCTAGTGCCTTCGTAGGTCTTCCTAACAGCGTCTAGGAACGTAGAAGCTAAGTTGGCTTGGTTGTCGTAAGTGGACCCTGTGGAGGTTACCGTCTTATCATCACCAAGGATATTCCGTAAGAGCTTGGTGGTCTTCGGGGTGGTGGTGATAAACACTTGCGGGTGCTTACCAAGTCGTAACCCAAACTGCAACATATCCCAAGTCTCTTGGGCGTTGCGCCAAGCACACAACTCATCACACCATGCTGAGTAGGCCTGCGGTCCCCGGAGTCGTTCTGGGTCCTCTGCCGAGAAGAATACAGCCTTAGCTCCATTCTCCCATGTCATGGTGTTATTAGTGGGGGACCATTCAGGGTAGCCGATATGCTTCCCTCTATATGTCTTGTCACCCTTCCAACATACATTAAGGAGTCCAGAGTCCCCCTCAACCATCACCTTGCGTACATCACCTTTAGTAGGTGCTACACAATGTACAATCTTGTCACCTTTACGGATGCGGTGTCTTACCCACTCAGCACCGGCTCTGGTCTTGCCCCAGCCTCGTCCTGCCAAGGCTACCCAAATATCCCAATGGTCGCCTTTAGGCTCCAGTTGGTTGGGTCTAGCCCAGAACTCCCAAGTATGTTGTAGCTCTTCTACCTTAGCTGGACCTAGCTGGTCCATCAGGGAGGCTACTTCTTCATCAGGGAGCTTCCGTAAATCGTCAGCCGTTATCGCTAGAGTCATCAGGTCGGGATTTACCAAGGAGGGTCATCAGGGCGTCGATAGCGGATTCATCCATATCAGCCTCAGTGTCCTGCTCCTGCTCGTTCAGGGTAGAGTTAGGAGACCAACCGCCCTTACTACGAAGAAACAGTTCCTGAGACTTGAAGTCACCTTCTAGTGCCTGTTGCACTACCTTATTGCCTACCATCCCTACAATGTCAGCACGCTCTTGTGCAATGTCCTGACCGTAAATCTTGTAGAAGGTAGCAAAAGAAGAAGGTGCATCCTGTAGCTCCTGTATGGATACCATGATGTCCTTCATAGCTACACCATCTCGGATCATCTTACGAATCCGATTGGCAATCGCTTTCTTGTGAGGGAGTGCCGCTGGCATGCTACAGAACCTTGCTACAGAATTAAGAGTGCTACAGAATTAAGA